CTGAGTATCACTTTCGTTTCGTCCGGCATCCGCAACCTGCGGCTATGATGTCAAGCATTATTGTGATAATGAGAACGTGTCTCATTTGCGTATGCGTGCTTGACTCTTTAGCCATGCGTGCTTATGATTCGTCTATCAGCAATTACGCTGCTCCTTCATGGAGTGAATGCAAATGCTCGACACGAACACATTCTCAGAGCTGCTCGACTCCGCCGTTAAGACGCCTGGGATCGTGAGCCGCGCCTATCAAGCCTTTTACGGCTATAGCATCGGCAATCAACTACTCGCGATGTTTCAGTGTGAAGCGCGCCAGATTCCGATCGGCCCGATCGCTACGTTCATGGGATGGAAGGAGAAAGGGCGTTTCGTGAAAAAGGGCGAGAAAGCGATTCGGCTCTGCATGCCTGTCACCTGCAAGACTAAGGCAGAGAGCACTGAGCCTGACGCTAAGGACGCCACGTTTACGCGTTTCGTCTACCGCTCGAATTGGTTCGTATTGGCGCAGACTGACGGCGCCGAGACGACGGCGGCGACAGTTCCGGAATGGGATGCAGATACCGCCCTGAAAGCGCTGGACATCGCTAGGACGCCTTTCGAGCACTTGGACGGCAACTGCCAAGGCTACGCCATCGGTCGCACTGTAGCCATTTCCCCGCTCGCCGAATATCCACACAAAACACTCTTTCACGAACTCGCCCACGTCGTGCTTGGACATACCGCCGAAAACGTCACGCTCAGCGACAACGAACGGACGCCGCGCACGATCCGAGAAGTTGAGGCTGAAGCGGTCGCGATGGTCTGCGGCGATGCGCTCGGATTACCTGGAGCGTCCGAGTCGCGCGGATATATCCAGCACTGGAACCACTCCGGCGAAGCCATTCCAGAGCGCTCTGCCCAGCGCATTTTCAAGGCCGCCGATACCATCTTGAAAGCAGGCCGCAACGATACGACGAAGGATGCGATCCGATGACTTTTACCTATATCGTAAATCACCATGAATACGGCGATCTTCGCAAAACTGCGGACTCAATCGACGAGGCACGCCAATGGGCTAAAGATGCCTTTGGGCGCGGCGTTCAGTGTTCCGTAACTAGAGAGAACAGCCACGGCGACAAGTGCATCTGTGCGCGCTGCGAGCGCAGAAGGGAAGGGCTCTGAAATGGCTATCAAAGCAATCGCCGTCGTGTCGATCATCGTCTGGCTTGGACTGTCGATCGGTCGCTGGGTGCCAGTGTTCCAACAGGCCATTCAGTCATTGTCAGGAGGACATTAGATCATGGTCCTACCTGCATCGGCTGACCAAATGATCTTCGATGCGATCAAGCAGACACCGAAGCCATTCGTAATCGTCTGTATATGGTGTCCAGACGGGCGACAGAAGAGCATCGACGCGGCGGCCTCTGGCGCTATCGTCTCTCACGGCATGTGCCCAGCATGTGCTGCTCGCTTCGAATCTCAGATGTGGGAACGCTAACTCGAACGTAGCAGCTCAGTAGACTTGCAGCATTCACGGCTGCTCCTAACTTTGGAGTGTATGCAATGGCGAAACGAATCACAGAACGATGCGCGTGCTGCGGCCAGACAATCAAGGCCGCCCGTCTCACGAACGCCGCCGAGCCGGCTAAACCTCGCTACGGCAAGGCCAAGCCAGGGATCGATTACACGCTCAACGGTCGCATTCCGTCGATGCTGACCAAACAACGCTTCGCCTACGACGATCTCGTTCACTGTGAATGTTCGGCTGAATATGGCCTGACCTACCAGAAGTGTCGATTCTGCGATCGTGGCTGGCCCGATCTGCCCTATCTACTGAAATACGCCGTCCGACACTACGTCTGCGAGGATTGCGCCGAGCACTACGCGAATACCGCTCTTCCGCGCACACAGGAAACTACATGACACGTGATCAAGCGCGGCGCCAGCTCGAAGCAATCGCCCAGCCGAAAGCCGTTCGCCTGACGGTTGGAACCTCACTCAGCTCTGACGAAAAGCGCGCTAAGGCAGGCGAAGAATATGCGGCCGTCATGGCGGAGATCTCAGCGTGCAACGATCGCATCGCTGAGATCATCGCCGCACACACCGAACTGCAACAGCTCTATGCAAAGCGGCGCGCGCTGAAGCCGCAAGCCGAGAAGCTCAACGTCGCACATTGGTATCACAAATTCGTAGCGCTCAAGACTTCGGGCGGCATCGGCTGGGAGGAGTTCATGGGCACTGGCGATACCTGGGAACAAGTCATCGCGAAATCCACACAGCGCAAGGAGCGCGATCGAGACGAGCAAGCCGCTCGCTTCGGAAAGGACAGGACATGAACGACCCTAACTCGAACGCACTAGGCCACACGCGCGCGGCATTCCTCGCGGACATCTGGGCCGTTCTCGTCACCGCTTTTCAGAATGAGCTGCGAGCACATACGATTACGCGCCAGGCCGACCGCGCATTCATTACTAACGTCGCGAACGTTCTAGAAGCGCTCTGCCAGTCCTGGCGCAATCAGGCGCCGCGCATCTGTGAAGAACGTCACTGCGAGCGGGTTGTCACCAACCCACACGACGTGTTATGTGCGCAGTGTAAGGCTCGCATCGACTCGGCGACGCGCCCACGCGCGGACTCTGCTTTCTTTCACGAAGGATGGAGGTAGGTTCAATGGCGTCATTCGTGATTCGTAACATCGATGATGAAATATGGAAGCAGTTCAAAGCTAAGGCTGGCGGCACGTCTACCGCAGTGAGAAAGCTCTTGCTCCAGCTCATAGAACAGGCGGCGAAATCATAATGGCTCATTACGAACCCGACTCGGCCACGGGCCGTATGAAGGCAGCGCGGCGCCATCGCGAGCGCGCCTACGCCGAGCGCAACGAACTGATTGGCGTGCTAACTCGCCTCTGGCCGTCACACGTGATGCCGGTATCAGCGAACTTATCGAGCCTCGCGGACGGGCGTGCAGTCATTTGCATCCATAGTCCGGCCGGGCAGCTCGCCTGGATCCTGAGCGTCGAAGAGGCCGATGAGACGTTCCCCGCACTGCCACGAATCACCGAGAACCATTGGGACCGAAGCACACGCACTGAGCGATCGGCACGACTTTCGATGCTCAGGAAGGATATGCGATCAGTGAAGCCATCGCCGAGCGTGGAAACGACGTTGAGACAAAGCCTAAAGCGTAAGCGGTGAGCGAATATAATTGATTCTAAATTCAGTTTCAAAAAGGTAAAAACGCATGCAGACCTATCTTAATGACCCAACTTTGAAGGTTCGATTCATTGACGAAATCGGCAAACACGAATCTGCCGATCAATTCATCAAGGGCTCTTATGGCGAGGGCACCGGAAGGAACTTCCGAGGGTGTGCCATCGGCTGCTCCCTCCATTCGCTGAATCACATCAACGGCGTGCGGTTCAAGACCGGCGATCATTCGCGGTATGAGAGCGAACTGGGTTTGCCGATCTGGCTCGCGTATCTCGAAGACAACATCTTCGAGAACTTGCCGATCGAACTCGCGAAGACCTGGCCGCGGCGCTTCGCGGACGCAGTGCCGGTCGGCGCCGTCGTCGATGATCGTGTGCTCGCGAAGATCCTCCGATGGACCCTCGCGGATCCGGACTTCGGCATGCGCTTCGCGACGGACAACGAAGAGATTCGCGGCCACATCGACGTCATCGTCACGGCCTTCGACGCCGAGATTTCAGGAACAGCGACCGCCGAGCAGCGCGAGGCGGCCGCCAGGGCCGCCAGGGACGCCAGGGACGCCTGGGACGCCAGGGACGCCTGGGACGCCTGGGACGCCTGGGACGCCAGGGACGCCTGGGCCGCCTGGGACGCCTGGGCCGCCAGGGCCGCCATGGCCGCCAGGGACGCCAGGGCCGCCAGGGCCGCCAGGGCCGCCTGGGCCGCCAGGGCCGCCTGGGCCGCCTGGGCCGCCAGGGCCGCCAGGGCCGCCAGGGCCGCCAGGGCCGCCTGGGCCGCCTGGGACGCCAGGGCCGCCAGGGCCGCCTGGGACGCCTGGGCCGCCAGTGCCGCCAGGGCCGCCGCTACAAATCCCGAGGGGAAGAAGTCTCTCGCCTTCTTCCCCTCGCTCTCCGAATATGTGTTGCAGCTCCTGCGCGACTTGCCGACGGCTCTCGCCGCCGACCAGTCATCGAATGTTGGTGCGTGAAGTTTTACGTGAGGCGTGGAAATGCGAAAGTGCCAGCGCGGCGCCCTCGCACTCCGAGAATGACTAGACGTTGGGCGCGATCTTGTTCACCGCGTCGTTCGCGGCGGCGAGATCCGCCACGTTCGCGTCGAGCTGTTCCTGCGCGATCAACTGCGGCACCGGCTGTCCACCGCTGCCGAGCGCCGCCACGCGCGCTTGCAACGCTCCGACGTTCCGCTTCAGGGCATCGATCTGATCTTGCTGATCCTTGGCTGTTGCCATACTCTTCTCCAACTCCATGATGACGTGAAAGAGCGCACGTTCGATCAACGTGCGACTGAGTGAGCCGCCGTTCTGAGCTTTGTCCGGTTTCTTTCGTGCCACGACCGTATTACGTTGTCGTGGGCGCATTGAGCGGCGTCGCGGACGGAGCCGTGGACGGATCGGGGAATTCATTCAACGCGGCCGTGCCCTCGTCGATGATCGCCTGAGCCTTGCCCTTCGCGCGCGCGATCACTTCCTCGTCGGTCGGAAGCGATTTCCCTTCGTCCTGGCGCCCGCGAAGCCAGGCGATCAGGTCCAACGCGATCGGTTCGGCAACGTTGATGATCGCGCCCACATCGAGATTCTGTCCTGCCATGTTCACTTACCTCCTACCGGCGCGAGCGCCACAAGGATCGCATCCGCCGCGCCGAATTCGACTTGGAACTTCTGCGCGGTCGCGGGCGGCAATTCCTTCTGCGCCTCAGCCAAAATCGATCTGGCATCCTTGTAGGCGGCGGCGAGTCCGGTGCCGTTGTCGATCGCGACGTTGATCACGCGCGCGGATCCGATCGTCGCTTTGACGACCACGCGCATCGTCGGTGTGTCGATGAGATTGCTTCGACGCGCGTTGATCGCGGCATGCTGAATCACGCCGATGGCGTCGAGCGCGTCTTCGCTTTGATACGCGACCTGGCCTTGCGGCGTCGTCACGGAGGCGGGAACGGCGCGAGCGCCGAAGCATGCGGGATGTAGCAGCGACGCGAGACTCAGCGCGAGAACGATAGAGATCGTGCGTAGATGGTTCATGTGACTCTGTTCCTCTTTTCCTGTGTTACGAAAGCGCACTATCTTACACGACGTTAGGGCATTTTGGCATCGACGGCCGCGACCGCCTTTTGCTCGGCGGCAACCTTCGCCTTCGCGTCCGCCATGCTGGATCCTGGCGGCAAGGTCAGGGCCGCTTCCGCGATCGGCGTCGGCGTGACTTGCGCCCGCACGATCTCGCCTCCGATGCCAAGGATTACGGCCGCGAAGGCGATGATCGCGGAGATCTGCGGCGTCGTCAGGTGCGCGCCGAACGCGACGGCCAGGACGATGAGCGCATTCAGGATCGACATCGCCCTGACAGGTTCATTCCGACAAAACGAGACGAAGGCTTTCACTGATTCTCCTATTAACACACGTGTGGGAAGTTGAGCGCGCGACAATAGCTGCGCTCGGCGTTGATTTCCTTCAGTGAGACGCGGTTTCGCACGTCGCGAAAGAGATCCAGTTCGAGCACGACCGGCACGCGCGGACCGCGTGGTGTCTCCACCGTCCAGTAGAACGGTTCACGATTCGCCGGATCGATCAGCGCGTCATTGCAGGCCGGGCCGAGGAAACAGCGCGCGCGCTGCTGCCAGCCGTTGAGCGCATCGCCTGGGATCGGCGTGCCGTCCTCCGTGATGAACGGCGCGTCGCCTTCGGCCAGCATGACATCGCACGCGAGGCCAGCCGGTGAACTCCACTCGGCGACAGGGCCGAGCGCGCCGCCCGATCCGTCGCCCGGCCATGCGTAGGAGAAGTGCCACGCAATGTGCGCGCGAGGACGTAGGCGCCGATGCAGCAACGTCATTTCGAACAGATTGTCAGGCGACCATCCGCCGTTGTTGACCGCTTCCCAGCAATGGAAAAAAAGGCAGTCATCACCGACCGCTCCGAGCGCATCGAGGATCCGTTCGAGGTTCGCTTTCAGCCACGGAAAGCCGTAGGTGCCACCGTTCGGATCGTGCTGTTGCCCGTCGCCTGCCAGCTCCACGACTGGACGCAAACCAGCGCGGCGATCCTCTTCGAGACGCGCGCGAAACCTCGCGAGATCATTCGTGAAGTCGGCCGGTGGAATCGGATAGGTGTAGTCGCTTTCCGAGTAGCCATATGACAACTGACGCAGGCAGTGCGTGCCCGTGGCGCGCTCGGCCGCACGCGCGATCGAGCGCGAGGCTGGAGGCAACGAATTGATGAACGGCCCGAACCACGGCACGGTGCCATAATCCGGAAGCGTCACGCGCAGTCCCTGAAACCACATTTCGACAGCGCAGACTTCGGCGCGTGTGAGCGGGCGCGCGGCAGTCGCGTTGTCGATGACGAGTAGTGATGCGGCGTTCATGCGCCTAGCATCCGATACGCACGCGGGACACCATTGTCGGCATTGTCCGCTGATCGGTAGACGAGAAAACCGTCAACGGGTGTCCCTTGTGTATAGGGCGAATCCCAATTCTCTGAACCCGCAGGTTCGCTGGGACCAGTCGGATGATCAGGACTGACCGGCCGTTCAAGGCCGTTCGGAAGAACCACGAGCGATGAACCATCTTCATTCACGCTCAGGATTTTGCCGGGAACTTTGGTGGATGCGACGAACGTGCAGGGAATTGGACGCGATGGCGAGTCGAAATCGATTCGATACATTCAGTCCCTCTCTTGTGTTACTTGCGTATTACGTGATTAGTGACAGGAGACGCGGTGACTCGGCACACCGCATCCTCCAAGCTCGTTGATGCGATCGAGCGCGGACCACACCGCGAACGCCATCGCGGCGGCGAGGACAACGATCAAAAGATACTGCACGGGCATTATCCTCCGAATCCGAACCAACGCTTGAAAAGAACGGCGGCGCCTGGACCAACGAACATCGAGACAAGCGCCGCCGCAGCGGCGGCCTGGCGTTTCCGATGCTTCTCGCGCTCTAGCATGTCATGCACAACTAAAGCGACAGCACGATCTTCCGTTTCGTGCGCCAACATCTTTTCGGTCAACGCGTTGAACTTCGTTTCGATGGTTTGCGTGAGGCGATCGATCGCGTTCGTCTGTCGCGAGTGCGCGTCACGCCACTGCTGATTGTTGTCATCGACGAGACGCCACGCCTCAGCGCGCGAGATTCCGCCGCCATCGCGTCGGCGCTCTTCACCGGAGCGTCGATCTTCGCTTGGATGAGCCACTATTATTTGGTCCGCGCATATTTACGAAACGCATCGAGCGCTGAATTCGAGAGATCCTGTCCAGCGAACCTTGCGGCCGTGTCCGGTTGAAATCCTGCATTGCGCAATCCGCGCTGCATGTCCACATGATCGGGCGAGAAGCCGAGCGGCCCCGGTTCATCCGTGCCACGCGGCGACCACGGGCCGAAGGTCGGTTCGGCCGGTGCGGGCGTTCGTAGGATCCCCTCTTCGGGGATATCCTCCCCCAGATGCGTCACACCGCTCGCGCGCTCTCTGGCGGCCGTCTGGAGCCGATCGGCGGTCTTCGCACTGGCGTAATCGTCGGCCGCCGCCGCCATCCGATCGCCGTGCGTCGCCGCAGGCCGCAGGCGTTCCATTAGGGCATCGATCCCGCTCCGCACGCGCTGAGACAGGGTGCCCGTGCCGAGCGCGTCTGAGGCCCGTTCCAGGCCGCTCCCGGCCTCCGTAGCCATCATCGGGCCGACCGTCGCCGCGCCTTGCACGACATGCGGCAGGCCCAGCTCCCGCGCGCCGATCCCGCGCACGAGGCCCGCGAGCGCGCGGCTTTTGTATTGCGCGTCGGGCACGTCACCGAAGAGGCGCCCGATCCCTTTGAGGCCGCGCCCCACGACGCCAGCGACCGGACCCGCGACGGCCGGGAGGACTTCCTGAGCGCCCCCTTCCATCGCGCCGAGCGCTGCATCGTCCATGAACGAGCTGTTATTCGGCTGGCCCGTGGTCGAAGTGATCATCGCTTCCGGCACGTGACCGATCATGCGTCCGGCCGCGCCGCCCGCAATGGCGCCAGGCGGCCCGCCAACCGCGCCGCCGACGATCGTTCCGCCCGTCGTCAGGAGTTGTTTCAGGAGTTCGAGATCATCCTGATTCGTGCGCTGTGAGCCGATGCGCGGCGGCATGGCGATCATCGGCGCCGCGTCGCGCCCTTCCCAGCGCAGACCGTTCCACGTTTCACCGAGTCGATTCTGTTCGCCGACCGCTGGCGGATTCGGATTCGGCATCAGCGGCCCCGATTCGGATCCGTGACGGGCAGCTCACCGCCGCCGAAATTGAGCGGCGCGCTCGGATTGATGTGCGCCGTCATAATTTCTTTCTGCATGCTCGGCCAGAGCTTTTTCAGCTCCTGCACCTGATTGAAGAGAAACTGATCCGTCGCCTGCGGATTCGTCAGATGTTGCTGCACCTGTTTCAAGTATTCGAAATTGCGCGAGCCTTGAAGATATGGTGCCGAGCCAGCAATACTGATGAGAGACGCGAGCTGCAAGCGCGCCTGATCGGCCGCGTTCGTCGGCGTCAGTCCCATCTTGTAGAGCGCCCACTTGGCGCGTGATGTGATCGCATTCGGAACTTGCGATTGCGACGGATCGAGCTTGCTTTCGAGTTCGCCGAGCATCGGCGCCACTTCACGCATCGATCGGATCGCTTTTTCCGCATCCGCGCCGAGCGGCTTCATGTTCGGCGGCATCGAGAATCCCGAACCGTCACCACCGTCGAGCGCCGAGCTGTCGCCGCCTGTCGGCAACTGTCCCGGCACGAGCTGCGGCGACATCCGGAGCTTCTGTTGACGTGCCAGGTCCGCATCGGCCGCGCTCTGCGCGGCGGATCCTGCCTTGGCTTCGAAGGGCACTTCAGCCGCGCGCAACGCTTCGGGCGATCCCGCCGCTTCAAATTCGCCCATCGCGTGACCACGTGTTTTCAGGAAGTCCGCGAAGGCGTTCCGCTTCGCAACCGTGTCGGCCGCCTGGCCGATCTCAGGGCGCATCGTGGTCGCGGCCGTGTCGAGCGCGCCACGAATGCCGCCGACGCGCGCCTGCTCGGCGTCGCCCGTGAACGGATCGTTCGCGATGTCACCCTTCACGCCACGGAGCTGCGAGCCGCGATACAAGGCTTCGCCCCGATCGCCGACGCGGAGTGCCGTATCGAGCTGATCTTCGATCTCGTGCTGACGGTCAGTGCGGAGGCCGCCGAGTTCCAGCGCGCCAGTCGGATCGCCGACGCCTGCATCGGGACTGTCTGCGGACGGCGCGAAGCCGAAGTGCTTCCGGAGGACCGCGACCGCATCGCGCGTCGATGGTGTAGAAGCCATCAGGATTGTGCCCCTCCGTAAATGCGCTGTCGTGTCTTCGCGAGCCAGAGATCATGCGGATCAGGCATTGGGCTATTACCATGCACCGTGATCGGTGCCGTGCCGCTCACGCGCCCGCGCAACGCATTCACCGATCCCGTGTCCGCGTAGGGACCATGATCTTCCGCCGCGTTCCCGAACGGACCTGTATCCGGCGCCGCATACGGTCCATCGATCACCGGATTCTGATTCGTGAACGGCGAGCGCAGTCCAGTGATCTGATTTGAACCTTCCGGACTTGGACCGCCGACTAGCTTGACCGGCGCGCCGCCGCTCACATCGCGGATCGACTGAAAGAAATCGTCCCACTGCGGATTGTTCATCGCCATCACGCGCGACTTCAGATTGTTCCCGCGCGTCTGAGTGAGTCCCGCGAGGCCGCCGCCGTTGTCGAGCGCTGCTTGCTCCGAGGCTTGTTCATCGTTGGCGCGATACTCTTGCGCGCGATCATGGACGGACCCGCGCAAGGCATTCAGGCGCGGCATGCCCGTGGCGGCCATCTCAGTAGAGCCTCGAAATGAGCGTGTTCACGGAGGCGTTGCGGGCCGCGTTCGCCGCGATCTGCGCCTGCGTGGCACGCGCCGCCGCCGCGTCGGCCGAACTGATGTCCTGGCCGCGCTCTTGAATCCCACCTTCGAAACTTGTCGTCGCCGCTGAGAGAGCGCGACCCGCAGCGGCGTCATTCGCGCCGATCGTCTGACCGCGCTGGGCCACGTCCTGACCGCGCTGCGTGATCGCGCCTTCGTAACCCATCTTCGCGAAGTCGGTCGCTCGATTGACATCAGAGACGGCCTGCGTGCGCGTCGTGTCGCCCAGCTCTCCCTGACCCTTCGTGAGAATGTTCGTCACGCCGCGCCGCTCGCCGCCGCCTCCGAGCATGCCACGCGCCGCGAGCGCACTACGAAGCGCCGTCATGCTGCCTGCGGTTTCGGCGCCGACCTGATCTTTCGCACGCGCGAACGTCGCCGCAGCGGCGGCCGAATTGTCCGGCAACGCCACGGGCGCGACTTCCTGCATCGCTGCCGGAAGCGGCGCCCCGATCGCCGGGTAGCCGAATGACACCGATCCCACACCGGACGATCCGCCCGTCCGCACCGGCACCGTGCTCGCTGAACTTGTGGAATTCAGCATGTCGAAGAGCCGCGCACGCATTTGATCCGCCGCCGAGCGCTGCGAATCTTCGTAGGCTTGTTGACGGACGCGCGCCGCGTCCTCGATCGACTGCACGCGCGACCGCTGCGCAAGGATGTCGGTTGGCGATCCGGCGATCGGCCGGTAGCCCATCGACACCGGATCGTAGGTGTAGCCCGCTGGCGCTGACGCCGAGAGGTTCGTTGCAGACCCTGCGTATTCAGGGAGCTGCCACCAGGGCGTCGGACCAGAGGTCAAGGCACCAGCCATTGATTTACCTGCTCAGTTTATCGATTTATCTACCGCTATGCTACGCCGATTTCACCCTCACCGTAGATCGTCAGCGCCGATGCTGTATTCGAGCCGCCCACGAGGAAATCGGCCACATCAAGACGCAATACGTCATACGAGTCGATGTAGTCATTCGCCGGAACGACCTTGCCTGTGCCGATCACTTCAGTGCCAGCCACGTTACCGCCCGTGGCTCCGAGCCAGAGCGAGAAAGTCGCCGGGAGCCCGGTCTTATTCACGATGCGTATGTGCTTCAAAGTGATGTAGCACCCTGACGATCCACCATTCACGCCGCCGGAAGTGGTAGGCGGATTCAGGATGTTCGTCGTGGGCGTGTTCGTCAGCGCAAGCGGACCAAAACGGAACGTCTTATTGGATGCCATAAATGAACGCTCTCTTAATATTGTTGATCCGCATGACGCACGACCACGAACATCCGTTGGAGATCGATCACGCGCGCCGCCGTCGTTTGTGTGACCACGCCGATGTAGCCTGTCGCACCGTTCAACCCTGACGAGCTGAACGCGACAGGAACGGCGACGGTCACGAGCGTGCCGTTGAGCGTCACATCCGCGAGAAAATTCACGCCGTCATTCGTGTAGACGCGAATCGTCAACGTATACGCGGTCGAGGCGACGATCGAGACGCCCGATGACACCAGGATCTGCGTCGCAACCGAGTTGTCGCCGTAGTTGATCTGCCATGCTGCATCGCCCCTGACCGTGCTGTATTGAATGCCCACTCCACGGTTCGCCTGCGCATCGGAGTTGGCCGGATACGCGTTGCCGTATCCTACTTGAATTCGCACGCTCGTGATGTCAGAACCCGTGCGGAATTTGCAGCCGAAGAGCATCTCTGATGTGATTTCCGTCTGACCGTTCGAGCCGACGCCTGCCACGTCGAAGTTCGCGCCCGCAATGTTTCCGCTGACCGCACCCGTCGTGAATCGTAGGAATGTGGCCGTCGCGTCCGACCCGTCAGAGGCAGTGCCGGTGCCAGCGAGAACGATATTATTTCCCCCGTAGCAGGTGACACCGACGCCGCCGAAATTCGTCGCCGAATAGTGAAAGACACGCGGCGCCGTCATCGGCCGTGACGCGGTTTGTGGCAGGTAATAGGCGGCCAGCAACGTCGCCAGCGATTTCCAGGTCGGCGAGACTTCAGCCGCCTCTTTCGAGAGACAGCGATTCGGCTTCGTCGATCGCGCGAGGCGATTCATCACGCTCGCGACCGTGGGAATGTAAAGTTCGCCATCCGAGATTTGCACGAGGCCCGTGCCGCCATTGGCAACGGCCAACGGATTCGAGAAGTTCGATCCGGATGGGATCGCCTTGACGCGTGCCTGCCCATCGAGCGCTCGGAACATCAGTCCCATTCCCCATAGATGCCAGAGAGGAAGTCCAGCACCTTCGACACGCCGTCTGTCGTCGTCACCTGAATCTGAAACCGCATCATCGTGCCCAGCGCACCAGCGGGAATCGCGACCGTCGAAGTCGCATCCCCAATGGTCACGGTGAAATTCGCACCGCCGCCCGTCACGGCGATCGAGATCGGATAGATGCCGAAGCCTGCGATCGTGGTGACAGCGGCGCCGCCAATCGTCTGTGTCGTGCCGTCAGATTTCCATGTGACCCAACCGTGATCACTAGCGCCGGTCGAATAGCGGAGGCCGACGCCTTTCAGTGCGTGCTGATCGTCGGCGTTCGTGATCGCAGCGGCGGCGTTCGACAAGACGACCCAGATACGCAGATTCGAAAGCGTCGGATTGACGCGCAGAACACAGCGCAGCGTCGGATTGTGATCGAGCCAGCACCAATTATTCGGGAGAAGATGGCCCGCATCCGTGCCCGATGATGCGGCTGTCGCCGCGCGGATCCAAATACCTGCGGGTTCCGTGAGATTCGCGATCGTCCCGTCCTGCGTCGGCAACGTCCAGAAGTGCGACAGACCGCTCAAGAGCGTAAGCACCCACTGAATCACGGCTGATTTACGTGTCACAAGATCGGGAACGAACGGAAGGATCGTTAACGGATCCGCCCAGGCGGGCCGGAACGACGTGCCCGTGTTCGTCAAGAGCTTGATCCCTGACGCGTCCTTTGGCAGCGTCCTGACGACAGGGATCCCGATGATGAGTGCTTCCAGCGCCGTAGCGACATCGCTCGTGGCGAAATACGCCACGGGCGTTCCAGAGGGAAACGCCGCCGACACGGCTTGCGCTTCCGTGAGTTGCGTCACGCCGTTGTAGCCGAGCCATCCTCGCGTGAAGTTGTTGTATTGGCCGTTCGAATACTGGCCCGTCAGATTCAGATTCGCGGCTTCATTCGATAAGAGGACCATGCCAACCGGCGTGGAGACGGACGGCGTTGGAAATGTTTTCGCGGTCGAATCGTAACCATAGAGTAGATCGCCCTGCACGCAGCTCGTGAGGCCGATGCCTCCCTGCGAGACGATGACCGGATCTTGCAGCGATGCGCCCGTGCCTAATTGGACCTTCGAGAACTTCGTGTTGCCGTTCAGATCGACGGCGCGCAATCCCCTAAGTCTCATGCCGCCCACTGCGCATAGATCGCGCTCATGTCTAGCAGCTTCGTGGCGTTCGCGAGCGCCATCACTTCCGCGTTGAACCGCATCGCCACACCTTGCGCGCCGACTGGCAATGTGGCCGATCCTGACGACGAATTGATCGTGTAGGTGACAGCCGTTCCCACGAGCTTGATCGTCACGGTGTAAACCGTGTTCGCGGCGACCGCGAGGATCGACGCGCCGACTGTCTGCGTCACACCATTCGACTCCCAGGGCACCCAACCCGCGTCTCCCGCCGCCGTCGAGAATCGCAGACCGACGCCCTTCAGCGCCGCCTGGTTGTCGCTATTACTAATGAGCGCACCGCCATTGTTGTTGAAGATCAACCAGTAGCGCACGTTTGCCACGGACGCGCCCGTCCGGATCTTGATCCGCATGATCGGATTGTGATCGAGCCAGCAGATCGCACTCGTGCGGTAGCCTGCGGCCGATCCGTTCGCGGACGTTGAGAACCGCCGCCAGGTGTCAGTCGAATCTGCTACGAACGCCGCCGCGTCTACATCGGTCGAGACAGCCGCCCACGTCAATTGCTGAATCGTTGTCGTGCCGCGAGGCCAGCACGCCGATCCGAAATTCACGTTCAGCGGATTCAGTCCAGTCAGCGCCAATGTGGCGGGATCGGAATGCGTCGGATTGCCGCTCGTGCCCTGATTCGTGACGACACGCGACCCACCGTTATCGACGGGCAAGCGGCTGATCACATTGGCCGCAGAGCCATAGAGGATATCTCCCGCTGCTACGTCCGTGAGTCCAAGGCCGCCATGCGGCACCGTGACCGGATCCGGAAACGCGGCCCCGATGTTCAGGCGAATCTTGCACGACTTGTCGATGACGACCAGACCCATTTACTCGCCGTCATCCTGAAGCAAGTCGCCGACCGCGAGCGCAGTGCCGATCATCAGCTCGTAGATGACCGCGCTGCTATTGATTTGCAACGTGACGGCGATGCTGCCCGTATCTTTCACGGGCAGCGTCAATTTCTTAATCACGCGCACGTGTCCTGCCGAGGGCGCCGCGCAGATCGTCACGACGCTTGTTCCATTCGTCGTGCTCAACTGGCGATCGATGCCGACGACTTCGAACGACGTGGTATCGATGTCCGTGAAATGCACCGTCACCGGGTTGTCGAGCGTGGTCTTCGCGGCGCCCAGCTTGATTTCGAGCGTGTCTGTGCTCTTCAGAACAATCATGGAATTAAATGCCTAGCGCGACACGCGCCGCGACTTTCGCGATCGTCAACGAGGACGCGCTGGAGCTTCCGGCGCCTGGCGGTCCTGGCATGCCGTCTTCACCATCATTGCCGTCCAGAATCATCATCAGTCCCGCTGGACCTGGCGCGCCGTCCGCTCCCCTGATCCCGACGCCAGGCTCACCGTCCTCGCCGTCACCGCCCAACATCATCACGACGCGATCGTGAACCGCGCTTGCGATGGCGTTTCGGTTCGCGGCATCCGCATCCTCACGCAGCAGTGAGAATACGAGCTGCAAACACTCGTCGATATTTTCGAATTGCTGGCCGAGCGCTTTCTGAAGTTCTGGCGAGAGCTTGATATTCGACGGCCAACTAATCCGATATGGCTGCGAGCGCGGCTTGCGTGGTGTCACCATTAGCGGCGGCCGATCTCATGCACGTCGTCGATTTCGAAGCCGTATAGCGCGACAGGTTCGTTGACCGTCGAGTGACGGAAATTCAACTGCGCCATCTTACCGACGCCAAGGCGACGCAATCGCTGGCGGCCCAGCCGCATGTTGTAGGAGATCGCGGCTTGCGCGGGCGCGTTGAGATAGCCGACGCGCGGCGTCACGGCGACGGTGCCTGCGGCCTGCACTTTTCCGAGCACTGAGATCTCGCCGAAATATTGCTCCACGTCCGGCGACGTGCCCTGAAAGAACTTCGTGTCCACGTCGTAGTCGATGCCGTAGGGCGTGCCGTCGATCGCCACGTCTGAGGCCGTGGCATTCTCCTGATACAAGCCGCCGTCTGAGCCGCCGATCGTCGGGATCGACACCTGGCGCGTATTCTGACGCACGAAGGCGCATCGCGGCGTGAACGCGGCCGTGCTGTGCGGTCCTGTCCAGGTGCGCTCGTTCAGATCGAACTCCACGAACTTCAAGGCGCCGTCCGGATCGTAGAGGAACAACCGGTATTTGTTTCGCAGCGGATCGATCATGGAAAAGCTGCGAGAGAACTTGTTGCGATCGAAATAATCGTCCGTGGCGAACCATGAGCGCACGCGTGCATGTCCCGCCGAGCCATCCGACACACAGGTCAGTCCGTTGTCGTCCCACTGATAGACGCCATCGAGCCAGAGGAAATAGCCGATGTCACGGTAGACGTTGGCCGCCTCTTGCGACACGAAGCCGCATTCGTCGCTCAGCTTGATGACACGGAGATCGACCGAACCCGTGCTGTCTTCGATGCCGGTGCCTGTAACCTGCATGAGCCGATTGAGGCGGCCGACGCCGAGCGCTTCGCGCCGACTGAGAAGGGCAACGATGCCGATCGTGTCAGAACCGACGCGAGGGATCACGATCTCATTGTCAGACGGCCACGAATACATCAATCCAGTTTCCGTGTAGAACACAGAATCGATGTTGACATCGCCGACGCCGAAGAGCCGATCGCGGAACTCGGCGATGCGCGTCAGACGTGGCGGCGTGCCCAAGATCGGCGCGGCCGTGAGGCTCAGGCCCGCATCGCTCAGGTCATCCTGCACGGCGGTCAGAACGTTGCCATTCAGATCGATCCACTGAAACAGGACGGCGCCGTTTGTCGTCGGGCGATAGACGCGGCGCAAACTGATCGCGTCCGGCGAGATGTCCAAGCTCGCCGCTTTCAAGTCCTGCGCAGAGATCGTGACGGACGCCGAGGCCGGACTGAAATCACTTTCAGCGACGACATTCCCCGCAGAGTCTGTGATGACGTTCGTGTAGCGCAATCCGCCGTAGGTGCCGCTCAGCGCTCCGCCTGACGCCCCAGAAACGACCGGCGCGAGGCGTGGAGGAAGAGGCGTCAGCGGACGCACCGTGCCTGTTGAATCGATCGTGACGGCCCGGCTGGGCGTGTTCACGAGCACAACAAAGCGGCCGTAGACGGCCCAGCGTGGCGGCACGTCTTGCCGCAGTGTGATCCCGGCCGGAAGGGCGAGCGTCGTGATCGTGCCGTTCGTCGCCACGAGCTGAAGATCGGCGCCTGCTTGAATGACGGTGAATGCCATCAGAACACCACGACTCCAAAGACAGGGAGCGCCGTTTCCCCCGTGTCAGGGAGCTGCGCCGTCAGATTCGTCCACGTGATGCCATCGACCGTGCTGAGGATCGCGGCCGACAAGCTGAGGCCGCCCCCGATCGCGTAGAGGATGCCATCATCGACGAAGAGCGCAATGATCGGGCGCAGCGTGCTTGTCGCCCCCGTGAAACTCACACTCCATGTCGTGCCGTCAGAGGACTTCCGGATCGACGTGATCGCCGTCGTGTCATTGTTCCAATAGGCGGCGTAGATCTGACCGTCGAATTCCGCTAAGGAGAGGAAGGCGTTATTGGCCTTCGCCGTTCCTCCTGAGCCGGTGACGGCTGTTGAATACGTGCCGTCTGTCGCGCGTTTGATGACCGCCGCGAATGTGCCCGCAGCGGCCGTGCATCCCACGAACAATGTGCCCTGGAACGAGAGCATCGAGGCGACGCCAGCCATACTTGACGTGGCTAGATCGTAATCTTCCACCCAGGCCGTATCGATCGCCGGAAGAATCGAATAGATCTTTCCGACTGCGGTGGACACCTGACGCTGCGTGCCGCAATAGAGCCGCCCATTGTGCCAGGCAAGCGCGTAGGGCACGTGACCCGTAGTGAAGGCCGCACCGACAGGCGTGAGCGTCGCGGTTTCGATATCGAGGCTAAAGACGCGCCCGACCCAATTCGTTGAATCAGATCCGGTATCCAGCGTCGAGAGATAGATCGTGCCGTTCGCGGCCAGCATCGACACGATCGCTTTGGGCACGGCGCCTGCCGTGGTCGGCGGCAGTGTGCAGAGTTCCCGATCGAATGTGCCGTCGAAGATGCGAATCGGAGGAAATGTCGTGCCGACCGTATAGCCGGTTGCGGCGTAAACGAGCTTGTTATTGAGCACGCATCCGTAGCCTGGCGATCCGCCGAGCATAGCGGCCGTGCCTGTCGCGAACGCGACGAAATCGGTCCAGGTGCGCGGATTCTTCGGACGGCTATTTGCGACGATGAGCACGCTGCCCGTGAAGCCTTCGATCGACATCCACCAGCCATTCGGATCGGGCGGTGTGGAACCGGACCCGAAGACGGTCCAGCCGCGCCCTGGCGACGACAGCGCGAAGTAATACCACGAGAATTGTTCCGAGCCGAGCGCACCGATCCCAAAGCCGAAATCCAGATCTTCCCAGGTCAGATCGAAGAAACTGAAATCGAATCCGAGCGTCGGATCGAAGATCCACCACACAGCGGTGTAAGTATACGCGTCTACCAGCGTGGTCGAGGCCGGGCCGAAGCTGCCGAGCGGATTCAGGCCCGTTGACGCCGAGAGACGCGACGGAAGGAACAAGAGATCGACGACCGGATCGGTATTCACGTCGCCGTAGAAGCTGGGCGCCACGCAGGTCAATTGCGTCGGACTCACGTAGGTGCAAAGCGCATTCACCTGGCCGAAGCGCACAATGTTCGTGCCGAGTAAAAATTCGCCTTCGTCCGGATAGAAGTTCGAACCCGTAATCGTGATCACTTCTCCGCCAAGCACGGTGCCATGCGTCGGACTGACGCTCAACATCACGGGATCGACGTAGGTGAAGCCGCCAGGCAGAAAGAACTGACAATTCGGCGTCACGATCTTCGAGATATCGAACACGGCGACATCGACAGAGATCGGCCCAGGCGCGAGGCCGTATTGACTGCCATCGCCACAGCCGTGCGGCGGCGTGCATGTCAATGTGAACGCATCGACCCAGGTGACGTTCGAGGCCAGCAACCCGAACACGTAACCGCCGCCCAGAAAGTAATTCGTGAGGAAGTCCGGTGCCGACAGCCCTAATGCCGCGAAGGGATAGAACACCACGGCGAATTGCGCGCCAGCCTGATTCGTGAATCCGCCGTTCACGCCATTGGTCTTGATCGTCACCGTCACGTCGCCACGATCGCGGCTTGATGTCGGTGCTAACCCTTGCACTTCCGCCGTCATCAAGCGCGCCGATCCGCTTTCGAGCGCGACGACTTGCACGAGATCGGGCGAGTAGATGATGTCGGTCCACGTGCCAGACAGTAGGTTGAGCGGATCCGGATAGAGCGTCCATGTCACCGTATCGGGCGACGTGGCATAGACAGGGAAATCCGGTCCTGCTGTGCTCTGATTCACTGCAATCCACAGCGAGCCGTTCCACGCCGCCTTCGTCCAGCCGGGAATGGCGAGCATTCCGGCATCGACGGTCTGCACCCATGTCGTGCCGTTCGTCGATGTGAAGAGATGATCGCGATCGGCGCTCGTCGCGCCGTTATTCACATCGCCGAACGCGACCATGATCCCGTTCGCGAACCGCAATCCATTGTTGTTGGTGAACCGAACGTTGACTGGCGTAGTCCGCGATGTCCACGACACGCCATCGGTGGAAGTCATCACGTTGTCGTTCACGCTGTTCGATCCAGCGGTCGCAATCAGTAGGCCCAGGCTCGATGCCCATTCCACCGATGTCCAACTCCGAGCGGCGGCGGCGACTTGATTGGCCCACGTGATCCCGTCCGCAGAAGTCATCACTTGATGCGCGTTCGCGGTGACTTGCGCGACGGCGATGAACTTCTGAATCGTGCCAGCGGCCCAGCAGATTCCCCTGAACTGGCTGTTATTCGCAGCGGTCGCGCCTGAGCCGTCCGGAATGTCATGCTCCGTCCAGGTCGCTCCACCATCATCCGATCGCGTGATGACGTGCGTGCTCGTGCCGCCCGTGAATGACAACGCCGAGAGCGTGCAAATGACCTGAAGATCTTCAGACCACGCGATTGCCAGATGATTCTTCTGGAACCCTGGATCGACGTTCACCCATGTCACGCCATCCGCAGATTTGTAAAGGAGGTTCGTCGTCGTGCCGACGCCTGGACCGCTGCCAACCGCCCAATATTCAGCGAGTCCGTGGCACCAGACGACTTGTTTGAACGAGAAGCCGGAGGGCGCGCCTGGAACGGTCTGGATTGTCCACGGCAGGGACATCAGACAGGCCCGCGCCCGATGAAGAAGAAGCGCGTGCCGCTCGTGGAGAGATTCGCGATCGGCACGCCGACGCCTCCGATCACGCTGCCTGCGGCGGCCGACGTAAAGGCGCCTAGTCCCGGTCGATTCGTCAGGCCGCCGCCGAGCGGATCGTTAATCGCGTTCGCCGCCTTCGTGACTTCGTGATCGTCGAGCATCAGCGGATCGGTATCCACGTTGACGCCGAGCCGCCCGATCCCGTAGACGGTAAGTTTCATGCGCGTTAATAATCAAAGGCGCCGTCACCCGATAGACCAGCGCCGAGCGAATCATCAAAGACACCGCGCACGATGCGCGGCTGTTGCTCCTGGCGCGGTTCACTGACGATCAGGATCGATTGCTTCTCCGTGCCGTAGACCGCCATCCATGTCGTGTCCGGCTGATTCTGCGGATCCTGTTTCGCGAGCGCGTAGGCCGTCGTGAAGGCTTCGAGCGCAAGATCCGATTCGCCAGGAATCGGATTCATGCTGTCGGCCGTCATCGGCGGCAGCGTCGGAATGTAGGCGATGCGCAGCGTCACGGCCGACGACAATTTCGGGGCGATCAAGATCTCTGGCGCCGCGATCGGCGAGCCTGCCTTCGTGATCACGTAGAAGACTTCGCCGTCCTGTGTCGGATCGATCGCCGACATCGCGAGTCCTCGTCGAAATTCCGGCGAGTTGTATTTCGCAGGCGTGAACTTCAGCATCCGACTATTGCTCGTATCGGATGTGTCGCTCGGCTGAATCAGGATCGGCCGCAGCACGTTGGAAGGCACGCCGATGATCCGATCGCCATTCGCGGCGATATTCGGCGTGGTCACAATTTCGAGGTAATGATCTTGATGCAGATCGACGAGCGAGCGCCAGAGATCACGGCACCCGCGAATGGCGTGCGCTAGAAGCTCAGCATCCGTCCAGAAAATATCAGGCGAGATGCCGCCCGTTTGCATAGTCGGTGCGCGCAGATGAATCCGCGCGTTGGCGACGATGGTGGACAGTGGCGTCGGCACAAGGCTCTAGCTCCAGATGAAGCGCACGCCCGTGATCGCCCCACCCGCTGTGAGGCAGAACGAAGACACCGATGCGGCGAGTGCGATCGTCGTCGGATCGGTCAGATGGAGAGCAACGCCAGTATCGCCCGTGACACCTTTCAGCGTGATCGATACGACGTTACCTGCGGGCGGAACGACCCGCACTGCCACAGGCGTGGCGCCGCCTGTTGGAACCGTGATTGTATTCGCGCCGTTCACCAGATTCTTCAGCTCGCTCATGCCGGGACTCGCGGCGTTCGAGGCCGCCGCGTTCGTCAGCGTGGCAGTGATGTCTCCGGTGAATGTGATCGTCTCCGTGCGCGCGCTCTGAACAGCCATGTCTTATGTCGTGAGCTTCGAGAAAGCATCCCACGTCACGATGCCGGATGCGCCTGGCGCGCTTGGAACAAACACCAAGCTCGCGCCTGGCGTCAGCACGAAGCCGTCCTGACCGAAATCCTGATCGCCGGACGGATCCGTCGTTGTCGCCGCGACAGGCACGGTCATCACAGGAACGCCCGCGCTGTCTTGAAAGACCCACGACGCGCCCGCCAGCCCGATCGTGCAATGCACATGCAACCGCTGAATGTGCAGCGCATCGCCGACACGACAGGTCACGAGCACCGTCTGATTCGTGAACGGCGTGACCGACAACGATCCGCTCAGATCGCCGTAGAACTGCCGCTTGCGCAGATATCCGTCTGACATGGCCTACTTTTCGACGAAGCCGAATTCGTATTCGTAGGTCGCGCCCGTCGAGAACGTCGCGCCCCACGCATGGATCGCCATCATCGTGTTTGGTGCGATCACGATGGGCGCCATGACATACATGACGTGCGCGCGGTTCGTGCCGTCAGTCGGCAGCGCGGACGGATCGGTCAGCTCTCCTGAGCCGTAAGAGAACTGATACACGTCACCCACGACGCCGATGACGCTCCGGAACACGCGATGACTGACGATCCGCCGCTGCGACGACGCGGCGGTCAGCGTGACCGCTCCGGCGCTGATCTGCGCCTGCGAGCTGTTCGGACTGTTCATGTTCTGGTTGACAGGCGTGAGCGCGTTCCCTGCGACGAACGCGGAGAACCGATTGCCCTGATCCAGAACCGTCGTGAATTGCTGTTGCGAGTTGCCGACCGGGAGGACCGTCATCGTCATCCGCAGGTATTGCGGGTAGATGCTGAGGCTTCCCCCGTTGAACACGGAGAAGATGGCTTTCGTTTCCACGAGCGTGGTGGAGACGGCATGCCCGATCAGCCCCGTGCCTGGAACGGTCTGCGCCGTGTAGAAAGAGCCGAGATCGGCCGCGATCGTATCGCGCGCGATCGATTGTGCAACTACCGTTGCGCCAGTGACGAGAGGCATGAAGCTATTTCTCCACGAAGCCGATTTCGATTTCGTAGCCGTGCTGTGTGGCGCCCTGCGACGCCGCCCAGCCCTGCACTTGGAAATTCTGATTCGGCCCGATGACAACCGGCGCGAAGTTGTAGGTGACGTTGCAAATCGCAGTGCCCGTCTCCACCAGCGACATCGGATCGAGCTGTTCGGTCGATCCGAAGTTGAACTGGTAGACATCGCCGATGACGCTGACGACGCCGCCGTTGCGGAACGACTGATTGCCGACGATGCGACGCTGCGACGAGGCCGCCGCTGTGACGAGGCCCGTGCCCGCGTAGATCTGGGCCTGCGACTTGTTGCCGCTGCCCATGTTGGTATTGTTGATGGTCAGCACGCCCGTCGCGGCCGGTGCCGTCGTGACGCGCTGGCCTTGATCCAATGTGAGCGTGAAACGTGTGGTCAGACCGCCCGCGTTCGCCTGCGTCACGGTTAGGCGAATGAAAAGCGGATAGATGTTGACGCTGGACGCAACGGGATTGCCGTTGTAGATACTGATGACTGGCGCGGCTTCGGCGAGCGCGAACGTCGAGATGCTCGCGGTTTCCAGAATGCCCGTGCCGGGCGTCGGCGAAATCGCGGTGAAGTAATATCCCAGATCCGCCAACAGCACATCCCGGTTCAGGATGGGCGCAACGATGGGACTCGTTCCTGCAAGCATGATTCGTGTCCTTTATCCCGCGTAACCGCGCTAGAGAATCGTCACCGCTCCGATGAGCGGAAACACGGTGAACGACAATTGCAGCGTGGTCGGCGTGATGCTCGATGTTGGCGTCACGTTGAACGTGGCAAGGCCGCCCGTGCTGTCCGTCGCCGTGGCGCTCCAGGTCAACGTTCCCGTGCTCACCGCTTTCGCTTCTTCCGCTGACACATAGGTGTGCGTCAGCGTCAGAGTGCCAGCTTTATTCACCACGGCATACGTGGTGTGGAACGTATCGACCTGGATGTCCGTGGCGTTGATGAAGATGGCCGACCAGAACACGATGCCCGCGCAGCCTCCGAGCGCTGGCACCTGCGTGGTGAACGCCGCGTAGGCCGCACCGCTCACGAGCGTCTTTGTGCCCGTGACCGGCTGGACCTTCACGATGCCATCGGCACCGGCCAACGTTTTTCCGGAGAGTGCCTGAGCGGTCGCCGTGTCCACGTAGGTCTTCGAAGCGCTTGGCGAAGTCGGCGAACTGCCGACGACGAGCAGACCGCTCGATCCGTCAATGTAGGCGCTCGCGCCTGACGGCGTATTGTAAAAATCGACCGGCGCGCCGCCAGCGGCAGGACCGAATTCGAGATACCTGTCCGGCATCCACAACCTGCCCTCCGGCGAACGCCGGAAGGCACGCGGGAGGAATTTCTCAATCAACATTTGGATGTCCCTCTTGTATCCCTCTTGACGTTACGGCGCGGTGATGATGAAGCCGTCGCCGCCGTCCGTGGTGGATGAGATCGTGAACGTGTCGGCCAGCGTGACGAGCGCAAGCCGGATGCCGTTCGCGAGCGGGAATCCGTTGGGACTCATATACATCCCTTCGAGCAGTGTGCCGGGCGCACCGCTGGACACGGCGCCGAGCGGAATCACGAGACGGCTGGCGGCCGTCAGTCCGGATAGCGCATCCGTCGTGCCGTCATCGAACAGCTTCAGATATGCCGCCGTCGTCGAAGCCGTTGTGGTCTTCCGGATGTAGATCCCGTAGACGCGCGTGACGATCAGGCCATAGAGGCCGCCCGTCGAAGCCGTCGCAAGGTTCGGCGATACCGTGCTGTTGATCAGTCGCGTGAATCGCATGTCGATCGCTTGCTTTTGCTGCGCGATCCATCGGCGCAGTCCCGCGAACGCGAACTGCGCGCCAGGCGTCGCGCCCGCCAGCGCCTGATCGACACGCTGCCAGACCAGCGACTCCGCTTCGACGGCCGCCGCCGCAGACTGGTTGACCCACAGCGAACCGCTCGGCGCGCGGCGCGAGAACAGGGAGAGAGTCATCGACAACATTGCTAATCGCTCCTAGACGGTCGGCCCGTCTGACGTTGGTGATTCGGCCACGGTAGCAGGCCCGGCACTGAGAATGCGCTTGCCTTCCAATGCTTGCTTGAGCCGCCACGCTTCGCCCGTCGTGTGATACACGTCCTCACGAACTTCGGCGTTGATCTTCGCGCGCTCCGCTTCATCGCGCGCGTCGAGCGCTTTCCCGAACTTACTACCGCCTTCAAACATGGCCTTACGAATCAGATCGTCCGTCAGAGGACCGCCTTCGACGGCCCAGGTATCACGCGCCATCAGCTCGCCGACGATGTGCTGAAGAAACCCTTCGGTCCAACCCTCAATGCTCGCGATCCAGGTCACGGGAACGAGATTGTGCCGGACGAACATCGCCGTGTCGTTCTGATCGTCGATGATCGCGTCGCCCGTCAACCCGCGACTGTATTTCTTCACGCGCGCGAGCCAATGGACGGGTTTCTTCCGGCCGGGAAGAATCCGCAAGTCGGCATCGAACGCCCACAAGCCTTGCTGCCACCAGAGCGGCGGCGCCACAAGATTGTGCGGGTTCGTGTCCGCGATGTAGATCTCCCCAGGTTCCATAAATTACGTCGTCTGTGTCACCGTGTCAGCTGAGAGATCTGAGTGTTCGGCGCCGATCCGCGCATCCGCGCGATTCGCCGCGCCAGCATTACGTCTCACCGCTTTCGCGCCGTCTCCGGCGATCTCTTTACGATTGAGGCGTTCGCCGCTGTCGCTCTGTTCCTGGGGCGAACAGTCACCATACGGCGACTTCGCGCCCTTGATGCCGATCAGTGATACGAACGCTTCCGCATCGCCGAGCGGATCTTCGGATCCGTGCAGCGGATTCTGCTTGTAAGCCGCAATCGCGACCGCCATCGGAACGCCACTCGTCGCCCCAGGCTTGAACTTGTAGTGCGCGCCATCCCAGGTTGCCCCAAGGATTGTCGCTTTCGTCCGATTGACGACAACGACGGTCGATCCGAACGACGACACATTTTCTTCTGACACGGGTTTCTTACCTCGCTTTGAAACGGAAGGAACGCTCGCGGCGAATTGTGGCGGTCATCGGTTCGTTCCGCCGTCCGCGAATTTCTAACGCGCCGCTCGAACAGATCGAGTAATCGAAATCGTGAAAACAGCCGCAGTCACAACAACCTGTGAGCACGTTCGACCAACGTGTTTGCCCTGGCGCGTCTGGCGGAACGACGACGACGCCGTTGTTGGCCTGCTGCTGAATACGATCGCCTGAGAGACGCCACGACTTCACCCAGGCGATCAGACCCAACATCGCGAAAACCTACTCGCCGCGAACGACAACGAACGTCATGCCGCTCAATGCATCGAGACGCGCGCACTTGCCAGGGTTACGGCAGAAGAGCTGGTAGCGCTTGTAATACCACGCTTCCCAGGCGTGCTTCGCGTTCGTGCCCGTGCCGTCGCGCACGAGAATTTCGCCGCTCGTGCCGGACACCCACTTGCCCTTTTCGGACGTGTAGCGAACGAAATCGCCGCCCTTGGTGTCCACGAGGAACATCTGACGCAGGCCGAGCGTGCGGATCGCTTTGTAGGCGACCGAACCCATCGTCAGATCTTCCTGTTGGAATGCGGCCGTGCCGCCGTCAGGATTGCGACGGCTAGCGGAGTCGGCATAGCGACGATCGGCCTGCGTGAGCAGAATGTAAACGCGGCGCACCGAATGATGCGACCAGATCGCATCGATCTCACCATCGAGGCGCTGATTCACGATGTCGGACACGCGCTGAAGTAAATCGAACGACAGCGCGCCCGTGGCCGACGAGACATACGCCCCGTAGTTCGGATAGAGGGAACGATCGACGCCGAAATAATTCTGACGGTAGGTGCCGTCATCGATCAGCGCGGTCAACCCCCAGGGCGCCTTTTCGTAGGCCGTATCGTTCGTGTCGGTTACGGCATTGTTCGCGGCCTGGACCACGAAATCGCCGGTTGTCCACGATGGCGACGCCGCGAGCGTCACATCCGTGCCGTCCGTGTTGACGGCGGTGACTTTCGGCGTGTTCGTGCGGATGGCACCGCTCGCGGGATCGATCGCGGCAAGCGCCATGCCTTTCTTGATGTAGCGGTTGCCGAAGGCCGACGTGATCGCCACGCCGCTCGAAGAGATGTTGCCGGGCGAGTTCAGTTCCAACGTGGCGCCACTCGTGGTCGCGTCCACAATACCGAAGACGCCGCGCCCGTCCGTGCCCAGGTAGAACTCTTCGCGATACGAGATGTCGTCGATCAGGCGCTCCATGTTTTCGGTGCGCGTGGACCGATAGGCGCCTTCCTTCGACTGCGAATCGTCGAGCTGTTCCTGCGTCACGCGCCACCGCGCCATGATCTTGCGCTGCGTGATGAAGCCGGTGATGTATTTCTGGTTGTCGGCGACAGGAATCGCCGAGTCCTGACCAACGGCCATCGGCGAGTTGTTGCGCTCGACGTGCGCCGACCATTCCTTACCGCGCCCGCCGTTCCACGGCGAGTCTTTCACCTTGAACGCATCGCGGAGCTGAAACTTTTTCAGCACGCCTTCGGCGATGACATCCTCGTAGGTGTTTTTGAGCAGGCCGTCTTCTGTCGTCGTGTCGGACCCTGGACCGGCCCAGAGCGTGCCGACCGGCATCACGGCGAAGATGCCGACCAGCATGAAGAGCAGATTGGAGAGACTGAATCGTCGCATACGAATTTCCTTCAGACCAAGATCGATCAGCGACCGGAGGCTTCGGCGAGCTTCTCAGCGGCGTCGAGCATTTCGGGCACAGACATCTTGGAGTAGTCGGGTTTCGGGACTTGCGCGACGACCGGCTGTGCGCCCCCGCTACGCGGCACTCGTGGCCGTTGCGTAATGGGAACCGTGGCCTGCCTGCGCGCCGGTTCGAGCATGTCTGACACGTATTCCTTCACGAAGTCGGCGATGAGCGTCGGATCCAACTGTTCGAACCGCTTTTTGAACGTCGCGAACGCTTCCGGATCGGCGCGCTCGTCTGGAACCATCGCATCGAACGCGGCGTGGAGCTTACGTTGCTGGCCCGGCGTCAACTTATCCGTGCCGATCTCGGCGGCGAATTCAGCATCGAGGTCGCCGAGGAACTTGTCGGTGTGCTGATTCCACACATGATCACGTGCGGCCGTGATCGATTCACCGTTAGCGATCAGCGCCTGCACCTGAGTCACGAGTTGAGGCGTGATGCCCTTCAGGTGCGCGAACTGCGGCAGCGCAAAGAACGCCGCTGCGATCTTCTCCGCTTCGGCCGCATCCGGATCGGGCGGCGTGACGCCAGCGAGTGCCTGGATCCTCTTGTCGCGCGTCGCGATCTCGCTCTTCAGACGTTCCAGTTCTTGCGCCGTTCGATTGACGAGCAGTTCCGCCTTTTTGTGCTTTTCCGGATCGACCCAATTCGTGCGGTCTTCCTTGAAGCTGTAGGTCTTTTCGGAACCGCCAGCGGCGGCTGCGGCGGCGCCCTTGTCGCCTCCGTCGCCACCAGCGGCGGCGCCCTTGTCGCCTCCATCGCCACCAGCGGCGGCAGCTCCAGCGGCAGCATCGACCCAGAGGAATCCCATCGGCGACGTGATGAAACGCGAACGACAGTAGCGTTCAAACATGGATCATCCTATGCGGCCCGTGAGCCGCAGACTTACGCGTGATGCGTGTGAAACAGTGGAACATCGGCGTCAAAGTGAGATCGAGTCTCATTTATCGATTTGCGGTTGAGCATACGCGCCGTCGTAGATCCTGTCAACAAATGTCGCGAGATCTTACACGCCAACGGCCGGTTGCGCGGTCGATCCGACCGGCGCGCTGTTATGCGCGGAGTTCGACATCGCCATCGCGGCGCCCTGCGGCGGCGCGGCGGCGGCGCCAGGCGGCGGCGCAGCAGGAGGCGTCCCAATTGGCAACTCCTGCGATCGACGAAACGCCTGATCGACTTCAGGAATCGCGAGGTCTGGCCCCTTGAGCGCCACGATTGTCTTGATCGGATCCGGCAACGGCTGATTCTGCTGTGCGATCTTCGAATCGAGTTCGCCGAGATACTTGCCGACGAAATACTTCGCTTGCGGCAGCTCACGGAAAAGCTGGATCGTATCTTCGGATACGGCCCACTTCACCAGCTCAATGCGATGCACGCGCGCGTCATACCACGGCAACAACGTGAACGGATAATCGGGATCGCTCGATGGATCGGGCGGCGGAAGCGGCGCGGGCGGCGTCGGCGCACCGGCCACGATCGGCGGCGCACCTGGAGCACTCGGCGGCGGCGCACCAGCCGATGCTAAGGGGGCGGTTACGGTGGAGATGCCGGTCGCGCCTGGCGAGCCAACAGCGATCGGGGGCGCCGCTGGCTGCGGCACGAAGCTCATCGCGTTCGGCTGGCGCACCCACTGCACGAAGGCTTCCTGATTCTGTAACGCGCACACGTGCTGTTTGTCGATCGTCGGAATCAGATCGGTCTGTCCCAATTTCTGAGAGATCGCATAGCGCGTGTCGGGATCGCTCATGTCCACGCCGCCGAGCGACTTCAGATGTTCGATCGAGGCGCGTTCCGCCAGCGTCGTTTTCGGTTTCGTTGAGCCATCAGCCACGTCATAGGTGACTTCGCCGTCGAGATCCGCTGTGCGGAATGTTTCGAACGAATACCCGCGCCCGGCCGTCGCCACGGATTGCACACGTTCGCTCTGACCGAATTCACGTTCGATCTCCATTTGTGAACGCGACACATCGCGGAAGCAATTCGCGCGCGATTGGAACGCGCCCGCGAAGCGCGCCTCGCCCGCTTCGATCAAGAGCTGCATCGTCGAGAACGCTTCGACATTCGGCGGCTTCACGCCTTTCAGAATGTCGTTCGTGCCTAGGCCCGCATCGATCTCCAGCGCGATCTGTTGACGCAGATTGACCCAGGCGCTCGGCGGATTCTGCCCAGGCCATTGCTCCGGCTTCCCGCCGCCAGGCGCGGGCGCGTATTCCGCCATCAGGCCGGGCATCGCGGGCGAATCGCCCATCCACTGAATGTCCTGCCCTTTCGGCTTAATGATTTGCGGGATCGCCATGCGCGTCATCATCATTTCGTAAATCGAATCGAGCCGATTGAGCTGATCGAATTTCTGAATGACCGGATCGAGCGCGCTCGACGCAATGACCCGGCCGCCGACGTGTTCATATCCCGCGTGATGGAACGTCCAGAGCGGATCGCCCTTCGCATCGTGATACGGCAACGGCCCTGGCAACCCCTCAGACTCAATGTGCAGCACGATCGGATTCGAATCGCCGACGACGCGCAGCACTAGGCCGTCCGGATGTTCCTGCGTCGGCTTTTCCCACAGCTCGTATTCCGATACGCCCTCTTCCTCGCCGGTCCAGCCACCAGCGCCCGATCCGGAAGGATTCAGCTCAGTCTGGAACGGGAGCGACTGAAAAATCTGCAATGATCGTTCGCCTGGCGTCTTCGCGAACTGAATTTTCGACACGTAGTCTTTGAGTTCCGAGTTCTCTTCGTAATACCGCTTCGTGCGCCAGCGCAATCGGATCAGGCGATCGACATCCTTCCACCGCGCGCGCTGCATCGGAAATGCGACTTCAAGCGGCGACAGGGGTGTCGTGACGGTTTGGCCCTGCGGCACATGATCGACGCGCGGCGAGCTGTCAGGATTGGTCGCGCGCGTGAATGCCTGCTTGCCGCACGCCGGACATTTCTGTCCGGCCTTCGCGATGGCATCGCTCGTCAGTTCCAGGCCACACGAGGCGCACTTCTCATAGGGAATGACGGCGAATTTCCCGTTGTCATCGTAGGACACGTGATAAATCACGTTGCCGCACACGATGAACCAGAAATCGCCCTCGTGTAACACGGTGTCCATGTCATTCGCGGTGTAGAGGACGGGCGCGAGCTTGTCGGCCGTCGTCGCCGTGAGCACGGACTTCGCGTCGTTTTTCAGCGGACGCACATCGACGCCGAGATTGGCCGACGTGAACATCGAGCGGATCGCTTGCAGCCCTTCCTTCGGCTTCGATGTCACTGGACGCGGCACGCCGCGCGCAATGCGCGCGTCCATCCACCCATTCGTGCGATCGTAGATGCCGAGCCATTGTCGCAGGTTGATGTAGTGCAGATTGCGCGTCCAGATCCGCTCGAAGCGCCAGCGATCGGCGAAGCTCTCGCGTTTGGCTTGATTGAACCGTTCGAGATATTGCGCGTCCGTCGTGCCCGTGGCGCCGGAAGAAATGATCGCGGGCGCTTTCGGTCCTGACGGGCCGCCCGGAGTGATTACACCGGGCGCTTTCCCAAGCAGCGCCGGATCCATTGCGAGTCCCGCAGCCATGCGCCTAATCCGCCTTCCGAACCGGGCCGTAATTCACGGTGCCGTCTTTGTGGAACCCGGCAGGCGCATGACGCGGATCATCTTCGAAGATCGACGCCATCGCGCTCAGCGCTTCAAGTGGATCGGAAGGAATCGGCGCGGTGCGCTCGGATGTGAACGACGGAATCGGAATCTCGATGTTCGTGAGCTGCCGGAACATCATCGCGCGTTCTTTTTCGACCTGATTCACGCGCGTGATGAGAAATTCGATCATGGTCTGCTGCACGTCGCAGCGCCGCGTCAGTTCTTCACGTCGGCCGCGCTCTGTTGCGAGTTCGTCGAGCGCGCGTTGATGCACGGTGCCAGTGACGATCATATGGGCAGCTCTCCCGCGCGCGCTCTCGGCTTGCGCGTCGCGATTTCGATGTGATCCCACGCATGCAGCACCGAATCCGGCACCGCGAGCGTCGGATCGTTCACGATAGCGCGCAGCTCGTCTCTCAACGTGTCATGGGTGACGATGAGGGGAATCGTCAGGGCGTCAGTGTCCGCGTAGAGCGCTCGCACCCGCTCCATCATCTGAGACGTGCCGAGCAGCGCGGCGGCATCGTGGTTCGATGTCTTAGTCGCGAAGAAGAGCAACGTCTTCACGAGATCGCGCGAAAGCTGGCCTTCGAAGGCGGCGACGAATGCGCGATACCAGCGGCCGGGCGTCACTTCGCGGTGCGCGTGAACCGTGGCTCGGATGATGGGGAACATCGATTTTTCACCGGCATCGTAACACGGCCGAGCCTCAACGCTCGCTCGCGCCCCAGAAATCACCCATACTCATCGGCGATAGCGTCTCCGTTTCGGACGCTTCGCACCGCGCGAGATATTCGATCTCAGCGCGCGTGCGTTCGTCGAGCGTCGAAAGATCGCGGCCGGACGCCTTTGGCGCGATCGTCGGCGGTTCAGGCCGCGACATCAGGAGATACCGGAGCGCCTTGGCCGCGATCGTCGGCCCGTCGCAATCTTCCTTGTTCGTCGGATGCTGCACGACTTGCGGCAACGTCCGCACCAACGTTTCGCAGTCCGGACTGATGATCAGCGCCGGTTCCATCCGCCCCTCGCGCTCCATCGGATCCAGCCAATGCTGCATCCGCTGCCAGCCGTTGACGGCCGCGTGGTCGGAGCTGAAGACCGGCAACCCCGCGTTGTAGAGCGTTTCGAAGACGCCTTCGCCGATCGGATCGTCCGGAATGTCGCTCGGCGGATTCGCCCAGACCGTGCTGAGCGCGATCTTCGCTTCCCGCATGCGCTCGACGATCGCGCGCCCGACAACGGCCGCGACCGTGAGGCTGAACTTGTGTTCGCGCTCCACATAGATGCGACCATCGGGCAGCACGACGGCTTGCAGGAAGATCCCGCCGATGAAATAGCCCCACTGCAAACCGCCGAGGCGCGGCAACGTGTGCGGCACTTCGCGCGGATCGAGCTTCCGCACATGGAACTTCGGATCGAACTTCGTGAAATATTGACCGACGACGGCGCCCCAATCGCCATCGAGCAACTGACGACGACGTTCCGGTTCGTATTCATACAAGCGATTTTCGTAGCTCGTATACGTGCCGTCCGGATCCATGTAGTAGGGATTGTCGTAGAGACTCGCGCTGATGTAGGTGTAATCGTTCGGGTTGTAGCGCGCGTTCTCTTCGATCGGCACATTCTTCGTGATGAAACGCGTGACGCAGTATTCGTGACCGGGACCGCCGGGATTCGTCGTGAGGACCATCCGACCGATGCGTCCGACCTTAGGATCGTTACGGACGCGTCCGGCGATGCCCACGATCTGCGTCTTCAACATCCGCGTCGCTTCGTCGCCGTGAAAGAAATCGTAATCTTCGGACAGATACTTTTCTTCGTCGCCAGGATGTTGGCAATGGCCGAACACGCATTTACCGAGAGTGCGCCGATGCGTGAGCACGGGCGGATTGCCGACCATGCTGAACACGAACTCCCCATACGCCGCGTTCAGGCGCATGACTTCGCGTTCGAGTTTGTCCATATGCGTGCGTTTCAGTTCTTCGCGCTCGCGCCGAACGAGGATCGCTCGAAAATCCTCCGTCGTGTCGATACTGCGGAGCATTTCCCAGCGGGCCGAATGGCTTTTCGTTCCGCCTGCGGATCCGCCCCAGAGTGTGTTCGGTGTCTCAGAGGCGTGCAACGTGACGCCCTTCGGCGTCGGCAGGTAGAGCCAGGTGACGGACTTGTCGCCGATGTCGCTATCGGACGAACGCTTTTTCTCTTTCGTGATGCCGAAGCCGAAGTGGTAGCGATCGAATTCTAGATAGTTGCGAATCCGGTCGCCGGTCCATCCGTCGTGCTGCGATAGCCAGCATGTCCACTCCATCACGCCCCATTGATCGACTGGCGGCCAGAGCTTGCCGTTGGACGGAATGAAGCGCACTTGCGGACTTGTGATCACAACGCGCGACGATTCAGAACGGCGTCGGTGGAGGCGGCCCGAAGAAGACGAAGATCACGAGTAAGCACGCCAACGCGAATTTGATGAGCGCGATGGCTGGGCCGCCAGGTATCGATAATCCGACAAGCGCCAACAAGAGCGGCAGTGCATAAGCGAGAATCGCGATCAGGACTGCCACGTAAAACAAGCGCCACAGGATTCCCTTAATCGTCTCCACGGCCCCTCCTTCGTATTCGAGAGCGCCTCATTCTTCCACACTTTCATCGTGACGGCCGTGTCTTTCGCCGCAGCGCCTTCATACTGGCGCCATCGTCGCCGCGCTGTTGGCGCCGCTCACTGAGCGCAATCGCAATGGCTTGTTTCGGATCGCTGACGACCTGGCCGCTCGACGATCCGCTATGCAGCTCGCCGTGTTTGAATTCGCGAATGACGCCTGGAATATCTTTCGGCATTTTCATCCTTCGAGAATTGTGAGGCCATATTGTGCCTCGAAATGCGCTTTCTTCCAACGGTAGAGCGGCGTCCGCATGCCCTTCGTGTCCTCGATCACTTTTTCGACGACGATGTGCGGCGTATTCTGCATGTCACGATACCGGAAGTCCGCACGATATTCCCCGAGCCGGATCACTTCACCGTCCAGGCGCATGATCGACAACTCGAAACGCACCTGAAGTTCCAGCTCGGCGATCATCCCAGCACGTTCGAGCTGCATCAGTGCGACGCAGCGGCGCGCCTCCTTCAGACTGCCGAACCAACGGCCGACGACGCCGACGCGCGCCGCTCGATCCGCCAGTGAGCCTATGCCTTTCAGCGGATGTTCGGAGATTGCCTCCGCCTGTTCGATATCTGGTTTCGTGAAGAGCGTGCCGTCTGAAGTGACGATACACGGGATCGCACGATACTTAGTTTTCTGTGCATCAGGAACGTCTTGCGGCGCGCTGGACGGCTGGATATCTGATGACTGGCGGCGCGCGCGTAGTTTTTCCTCGTGGCGCGCCACGTCTTCTTCGGTCCATCGGCCAGCATTCGCGCTCATGGCTTATCGTCCTGTGGGGGCGTGGCGGGCGTGGCCCGTAAACGCTCGATTTCACGAAGGAGCGCAGGAATGTCCTGACGCGCATGCGCGATAAAGTCGGCGTCTACCTCAGAACTCGCGATACCGCCTGACTCGTAGTCGTAATTCGCGCATATTTCCACTCCGAACTCTGTAGAAATACGGTGCCAGTCGTCGTCGCTGATCCAGTGTCGGTGCGTCGCTTCACCAAAACGCTCAGGATCTGATGGCGTTCCGACGCTTCGCATCACAACTGGACCGCATCGCTCGCAGAAAGCGCATTTGTCGGTGCCGCTGTAGACGTGGGCTTCAGCAGTCCAGCCTATTTTCCACGGTCCTTTCGTTGCCGCTGCTTCGCGTGCCTTGATCGGTTCAAGGTCTAGGGCGGGCTCGTCCTTCACCGACAGGGAGGCCGACAGCGCACGTTCTGCGGGACCGTTATCTGAAATCGTGTGGCCGTTTCCAGCCGACATCGAATAGAACATCGGCCCGTGCTTCCCGCAGTCGCCGCTCGTCACCGCTTCGCAATCGCGACACCCAATCATTCTGACGTTCATTTCGGCTCTCCTGAGAGACGCGCGGGCTCGGTGGGAGAAGCCGCCATCAATTCCCTCGCGATGCGAGCCATACATGCAGACCGGCACGCGGCTGGCCCGAAATTACGGTCCTGTTCAGACCGCGCGAGTAGCGACTTGATGTCGCTTAGGAGTTGACGAGAACGCAACGCAATCGGGTCTGGAATACCACGTTCCCAGGCTTCGCACGAATTTCCGTCCCACCGCGGCCGAACCGATTCACCATAACTCGGACAGTCAGATGCATGATCACCGAAACGAGCCGACCATCGTTCGATCGGACAAGTGCATTGCAGCGGCGCAGACACGTCGTCAGTCATTTCTGCTCCTTGGCGGGGACGGGAGAAGCCGCCCATGTTTCGAGCGGAGAAGTCGTCCCGTGCTTGATGACTTGCTCGTATTCGACGGCCGTTGAACCGTCATCCAGCGCCGCTTGCATCATCGCGTCGAGGAAATCGGAGAGCGGCGACGAGCCATCTTCGCGTTCGCTGAGCATCGCGTGCTGGACATCCTTCGCGAACTGCTCGGCGTCGGTGATGGCGAACGTCCGAATATAATCCTCACGCTGCTCGTCGTAGGGATTCGCCCAGTCGGAATACGACGCGGAGTGCGCGAGCGTTTGCACACCGATGGCAATGACGAGCTGTCCGTCCTTCACTTCGACTGTCAGGCTTTGGCCGTAATAGTTGGCCTTCATTTTTCAGAGTCGGGGACGGGAGAAGCCGAGCGCAACGCCGCCGCCCGCACTTCCTCTCGATATGATTTCCACGTCGCCATCAGATCGTGCATCGCTGAGGTCGTATCGGGATCGAGTGCAACTTCGCATGTTTTCTCCCAACGTATGAAACACGTGAGCGCGTCGGCAACATCGATTCCGAGCTTTTGCAGGCGGTCGCTCTCCTGTGGAAGGACGGGAGCCGCTAATTGCTCTTGCCGCTGACGCACGAGCGCGAGCAGTTCGATGGTGTAATCCGCCTTATTCGCCTTGTCGTAGCGGTTGCCCCACACTTCGTCGTAGTCCTTCGCGAGCAGAACCGCAATGGCTTCCGACACGCCGAGTCCGCCACGTTCCGCGAGACGTTCAAGCGTTTGACCGCCGTGGTTACGCTGACACTGCTTGTCGAATGGTGCGATGACATCCCACGGAATGTCCGGTCCTCCTTGAATCGGGAACATCCGCGCCGGTTGCGGTGGAAGGACGGTAGCCGCCGGAGGTTGTGCGTGATACCGATGACAACCACAGCCACACATATAGGACTCCGGCTTCCCCTCGCAACACGGTGGCCTTTCGTCATGCGGTGGAAGGACGGGAGCCGGTTCAATCGCTTCAGTCAGAATCCGAAGATTCTCAGCCTTGAGCGCGTTTCCGATGCCTTCGCGTAGCTTGGCATCAGGACTGAGCGGTTCTTTATCGAGCCGTGCGTCCAACGCGAGCAGTAGCTTTTCTAATGATGAAAACGGCATCGGCGTCCGATCATCAACCTTTGACTTTGGCAATCGAATATCGAAGCTGTGCCCCTCATCCCACACTGTCAGAACGTGCTCATCATCGGTGTCATAGCGATTCGCGTGATATTCGTTCGCTTGCGGAATGGCTTTCAACATCACTCGGAGCGCGTATGCGTGTGGTGGAAGGACGGGAGCCGCCGCCTCGTCGTATTCCCCTAATGCGTCCCACAACGCCCGCACATGGCTTGCGCTGACGATCATTCCATCGCCGTTTAGCGCGTCGTGCCAATGCCGAATACATCGCGCGGCTTCAATCACCCGAGAGGTGGCAGCCCGCGCCGCCGGTAACTGTATCCAGTGCGTCATTCTCGGCAACGACCCGCCGTTGATCGTGTAGAACGCAAGGCCGTTGTGCCTCATGTCGTGAACGCGCCATAGTTTCCCGTCTCGAATCAACGCGCCGATGATGATCGTTCCATCCTTCGGAGCCGTTTCGATGGGCAGCCAGTCGGTGGCGGCGTCGTGCGGGGCTTCTTCCTCACGATGATACTGTTGTGGAGAGGTGGCAGCCCGCGCCGCCAACGCTTCGACCTTGCGACCGTATTCACGAATGCGTTCAAGCAGATCGCCTGCTTGCGTCTCTGACGAACGGTCGTTCCACTCGCAATGAGACAGGAACTCGCTGATGTTTTCGAGCAGCTCGTTGAGTTGGGCGGCGTCGTGCGGGGCTTCTGGGGCCACGCCATTGGTCAGAGACGCGAGACGCGCATATTTCTCTGCTGTCGTGTGGCCGTCCCAATGCGACGCGCCTTTCGGTAGGTGCGAGAACAGGGATTGTTCCGAGAGTTTTATGTGCCATGTCAGTTGACCGACAGGCGAATGGATGCAGATGATCGTGCGCCACTCGTCGTCCCACGTTGTGTCATCTTCGGGATGTTGACACCAATGCGACGGCCAAATTTTCGAGAGCGCAGCGACGAGCTGGTTACGCTCCGCGTAGGCTTGATGCTTCTCAGCACGTAGCGATTCAATCGTGTCTGGCATCGGCTTCTCCGGTGTGACGGCTGGCCCAGACGAGAGATCGTTGTCAGTCATGTGAGTTTCATATCCCTGGGAAACGCGATGCCTGCCGGTTCCACGCGCCGATTTTGCTCCGTCGCCATTCGACCGATCGCGACTTTCGCGATTTCTAGGATGCCGAGCGCCGTCACTTGATTGCCTGGAATGCCTTCGAGACTGACGTTACCGGCATCGTCGAGCGTGATCGTGATCTTGATCATTTCGCACCTTTCGTTATGCGTGCTTTGCCCATCGGCGTCGTCGGCGTGCAACTGTCGCAGCACGAGAACACGCGATCGAACGCAAACGCGTAGAGCATCCGGCCGCCGCAGTCACACCGCTTCGGCAGCGGAGTGCCCGTCGCGGGATCCGTCGTCGGCTGGCGTTTCTCGGAGTCGCGTCTGATGAGTCGGGAAACGCGACTGTCTGCATTCGGCTCCGTCGCGATTTTTGGCAACGCCGGAGGTTATCCGGAGAGACGGAACCATGTCAATAGTTGCGTTTATATCGGAACCGGACGTAAGCTCTCCGGCCTATGGATGACACGAACGACGTTCCGAAGCCGAAAAGCCGACGCGGGTTCGCGTCGATGGATCCTGAGAAACGCCGCGAGGCCGCGCGCAAAGGCGGGCGCACCGCGCAAGAGCGCGGCACTGGATACCGTTTCACGACGGAGACGGCAATCGAAGCGGGAAAAATCGGTGGGCGCATCTCGCGCGGTGGACGCGGACGATTGGCCGCGCCGAAAACGTCGGCCGCGTAGCGCGCCGCAATGCCCGCCAAACCAACGCCGTCGCCGAGTCGCCCCCCTCTGCGGATGCACGCATTGTGGTGGTGGATCGATCGCTGGAGGAAATCAACCGCCTGGACCGATATGACGCTCGAAGAGCAAGGCGCCTATCGCAATTTGCTCGACGAATGTTGGTTACGCGGCGGCCCGATTCCACTCGACGAACGGATTCTCGCGCGCGCCTCTGGCGATCCCGTCGTCTGGCCGAAAATTCGCAATCGCGTGATGGTTCACTTCAAGAAATTCGCGGACGGCTGGCGGAATGCGACGCTCGATGAAGTCATGCGGCAATCCACCCGCCGCGCCACGAACCAACTTAACTATAGAGAGCGGAAGAAGCAACAAGCTGAACTGGCAGCGGCGGGGCAATCTCCCTCTAAGAGTGATAACGCGCGCGATAACGGACACAGTAACAAACGGTCTAACGTGGTCAGACACCCGCACGCTAACAACCGCGATAACAAACCCGATTCTCCGGATCCGGATCCGGATCCGGATCAGGAACCGTCTCTGAACTTGAAACAACGAGCTAGATCGTGAGTATTAGAGCAGCCCGCAAAAAACGCGGGCGACGTTCACAAGCCGCTCTGGAAAGGCCAGGGAAGAGGCACCAACGCTACCCACAGAAAGGCCGAATCGGCGCTGAAGTGCGTCTGCGTGGAAATCCGCGAGTGCTGGATGACTTGTGGCGCACTGCACGCATCGAACGACGCCTGACCGGATTCCGTGGTGGACTCGTGCTCGATCGTCCGCTGAACGGTTGCCGGTTCTGGAACGTGGACGCGCTCGAATACGTTGGGAGGTCAAGGCGATGACACGAAAACTTCGGACGGCTCTGACCATCGTGAGCGATATCGGCGCGCTGGGATTCGATCTCCAACATCACAGCGATGAAGCTGTGGCGGAGGCCGTCAAAATACTCCGCACCGTCAATCCGGAAATGTTCGATTATCTGTCGAGAGTCCTATCGGTCGGCGCAAGTCAACCCAACTCACCGGAGATGCACACATGGAAACGCACATTCGTCGTTTGTCTATTCGCTCTTCTCGCGGCCGTGCCTGCTTCCGCGCAGAATCCCGTGAATCCAACGCAGGTATCGTTCGATTACGATCCGACCGACTTCACGAACATCGACGGCTTCGAGCTGGGGTATTTCTCGTCGGCGAACTCCACGCAGCCGGTGCAGATTTCCTCCCTCGTCGCCACGAGCATTGGTTGCGCGGTAAACGGCGCCGTCGAGAGCTGCACGGAAGCGCTCGTGAGTCGGCCGAATCAGTTTCAGACATGGTTCGTCGGTGTGCGTGCAGCGGCGAATACCGTGCGGTCGCCGTGGAGCGCGCCGCTCGTCCCTTTCGATCGTGCGCCAAGCGCGCCCACAAATGTCCGTCCGAAGTAGTGCCGCTGCCGAAACCGCCGAAGAAATCGAAAATCCGTTTCCGGTGACGTGAACATGGCGCGTTCGCCCTTCAGTCGCGGCGGTGTGATCGCGGCGGTCTTCTACGAAATGTTAAAGAGGACGCCGCGCCTCCGCCATGAGTCCGATTTCGAGCTGGCCGAGCGCTTGAAATATGCGTGCTCACGGCTTCGGATTCCCTACAACAGCGGACACATCTACGCCGCGATCGATCACGTGAAGCACGTGCATCGTCGGCCGCCGCGAAGGCCGCGATGAGGCAGTGGGGCCGTGCGCCGCGTCCGCTCTCGTGTGGTTCATGCATCCGCCGAACGATCGCGGCCGGTGAACCTGTGTCGTATTGGCAAGCAGTCAGCGGCGGCCCGTGGATGCGACTCCGCTGCGTCGATTGCGCGGGCGAAGCGCCGCCGCCTCTGCCCGACCTGATAGTGACGCGGGCGCCTGATGCCTCCACGATGACGCGCATCGGCGATGTCGCCCCGCTCCGCACGCGCGGCGCCCTACGCACGGCCGTGCGTGACCACTGGTTGCCCTACAACGAGCGCGAATAACCCAGATTTTTAGTCGTCAAAACTCGAAAGGCGATTTCGGCTATAAGCGACGATCTCGCGCTCGGCCAGACCTACCCCGCCAAAATTGAAGATCGTGCCTCTGAGGGGCATTTACGGCGATTCTAGGGCCATGTCCTCTTTTAGAGAACATTGGCGTTTTTAACTATTATTATTTGTCTGATTGAGAGTATTTAGCTTGACTTCTAGTGTTTATCGTCAGGACAGTTTTTGCGCTCAGTGAGCGCGGCGCGCGTGAGTGCTCTCGCGGTGGATTCGATATCAGGCTCGGCGAGCGAGCAGTCACCGCCGAAGACCTGGACGATGCGGCGCTTGTGGATGCGATCGTAGAACGTCCGCACGCGAATCACGGGATACTGCACGCGCGCGAGCGCATCCACGATCGTGCCCGTGACAACGACCGGCCTGTCATGTCCGTTCCAGACTTCGAATCGCGTCGGCTTCGGCTGCGACTTCACTTTCTTCGCGACGCGCACGCGCCCGCGCGGATGCGGATTGAAGGCGACGAGCAATCGCGCCGCGCTGCTGATGAATGGTTCACGGGCACGCGCGCCGATGGTGCTGAATGGCTGAACGGTCAAGCCGTGGCACTCCGCGACGGCATCGTAGATCGATTCCGCCAGGCGGATAACGACCGGACTCACGACGTAGGTGTCACTCGGCATCGCGCCATACCCTCGCACGTAGCCAGGCCAAGAGGCCGCGCCATGTCATCGTTTCGAAGACGGCCACGCGTTTCGACAGCGCTTCGAGCTGGCGGTTGAATTCAGCGCGCGTGTCGTTGTCCATAAGGTCGGCGTAGACGACCAGTGTTTGCTCCAGTATTTGCTCGTCTTGCTTGCGAAGCGCCCTCTCCGCCGCTAGTAACGACGTGACGAGCGCGCGCATTTCCTCCATCTTCTCGGCGACTTCGGCGTCTACGCATTCCGCAAGCGTATCGATGCGAGCGTGAAGGCGAGCGACCGCCTGTCCGTGCTCGCGCTGTTGCGTGGGATTCACGAGTGCTCCTAGCTCGCGCTGTTGCGCGGCGGTCATCACTAAAACTGTCATATTGCGACGGTGCATCAAAGCACGCACACAAAAATATGTCAAGGAGCACGCATAATGCTTGCTTTCTGTTCGGGCGTTCGATAGGCTCAGCGGCACATGGCTAAAACACCGATGGATCCGACAACGCGAGCACGCATGGGCGGCCAGGCGCGCGCGCGCAGTATGTCGAAGCGAAAACGGACACAGGCCGCACGGCTGGCAGCGATGGCGCGCTGGGGAAAGCGGCCGGACAGTAAGGAGAAAGGGGCGCGTGACGCCATGACCAACGGATCGCCTGTTAACAACGCACCAGATGATGCCAGCTATAGCCGGATGCGCGCGGCCACGGCGCTGGCGCGTTCGACCGGCCTGAGACTAAAGCTCGCACTTCAGGCCGCCGCCGCGAGCGTGCTGTTTCCAGTGCCCCCGCTCCAGCATTTCTGTATCCGCTGTCATCATCGCTGGACCGGAGACGGCCTCGCGGAGTATTGCGGCGACTGCCATCGTCTCTTTCTCGCAACGCTGAAGGAACGTGCCGGGTTCGAACCAAAACAGTTCGCCGTGTTTCTTCGGAAGCTCGCCGGGAAGCTCGATGACGGCTTGTCTGAACTTGTGGCGGAGCAGCTCCACGAGACTGCGCACCGCTTAGAGACTGAAGCGCGCTGCGAGATCATCGAGCGCGAACTGGAATCCGGGCAACATGCCGAGGACGATGCGCCGCCGATGGAGACGATCTATCGATGGCTCGAAGACGTGCTGATTCCCATGTGGAAAGGCGATCCGATCACAGAAAAACATCGGAGGCTGGCGCGCACGGTGTGGGAACGAATCGTAGATGAACGCGCTGAGCAACCGCAATATACGAAGCCTCCCAATATCGATCACTACGACGGATTGCAGTTACTTGGCGAGAGAACGCAGGTCAAGGCCGCAGCGGCGCATGCATTCGATACCCGCAAGATGCGACGTGCAGCATTGCTACGTCGCGTGCTTGATGGACTTATTCGAACTGTCCAACTAGAAGGAATGATCCCCGATCGGCCGCTGGGAGCTGACGACGTGCGCGCGTATTTCACAAACGAGAGCGCGATCTATATCACGCCACTCGTCGAAGCCGTAGACATCCTCGAAGAGATTATCTTCGCGTCGGATGGCTGCATGGGCCATCGTCATTGCGCGCACTCGATGGAACCGTGGCAGCGCGCGAGAGACTTACTGAAGGGAAAGTGGGCCTACGAAAGCGGTTCGCCTCGAACATGGCCCCCGATGCCGAGAGATGGGCAATCGTGAGCAGTATCCATATCGGCCCAGGACTCGATTGCGATCTCGATCGTCTTATCAGCACGCGTCTTCTCTTGCAGGCAGGTAGCGGCGCCGGAAAATCCTGGGCGCTGCGGCGTCTTCTCGAACAAACGCACGGCCGTATTCAGCAGATTGTCATCGACCACGAAGGCGAGTTCGCGAGTCTGCGCGCGAAATATGATTACGTCCTCGCGGCGCGCACGGGCGGTGATACCGTCGCGCATCCGCGCACGGCCGCGCTTCTCGCCGAACGACTCTTAGAGATCGGCGTCTCCGCCATCCTCGACGTATACGAGTTGCCGCAGGACGATCGAATCGAATTCGTCCGGCTGTTCCTCGAAGCGCTCGTGGATGCGCCGAAACGCCTCTGGCATCCCGTGCTAGTCGCGATCGACGAAGCGCATATCTACTGCCCAGAGAACGGCGACGCCGCGAGCGCCGACGCGGTGATGGCCTTGTGCAGTCGTGGCCGCAAGCGCGGATTCTGCGCCGTCCTCGCGACGCAACGGCTCGCGAAACTCTCGAAGGATGCCGCCGCCGATCTGCAAAACAAGTTGATCGGACGCACGACGCTCGATGTTGATATGTCGCGCGCTGGTTCCGAGCTGGGATTCGCGAAAACCGACCGACTGAAGCTGCGAGATCTCGACGATGGCGAGTTCTACGGCTTCGGGCCAGCGCTGTCCAGAGTCGTCACGAAGGTCAAGGTCGGCCCGGTCAAGACGAAGCATCCGAAAGCGGGCGTCCTGTCGGCCGTCGTGCCGCCGCCGTCGAAAAAAGTGCGCGCATTGCTCCCGAAGCTCTCCGATCTGCCGCACGAGGCCGAAGAGCGCGAGAAATCGATGGCGACGCTCAAGAAAGAGCTTGCAACCGCTCAGCGGGAGCTGCGCGAAGCTCGCCGCAGTCAGCCAGCGCCGCCGCCTCCGGTCGAAAAGATCATCAAGGTGCCGATCCTGAAGGATTCCCAGGTCAAGCGGCTCGAACGCCTGATCCCGATCGCGAAGGCGCTCGAACACGTCCTGACGACGCTCATATCAGCGACAGGGCGGCCGAAGGCGATGGCGCCAGCCGTCACCGAGCGGCGGCCTACGGTGCCCGCTGCGGCCGTCCCTGCGGCCCGTCCAGCGCGCGCGTCGTCCGATGCTGACGTGAAGCTCGGAAAGTGCGAGCGCGGCATCCTGACGGTCCTGGCGCAGCAGGACGGATGCACGGCCGCTCGGCTCACGCTGTTGAGTGGCTATCGATGGACGGGCGGATTCCAGAACAGCCTGAGCACGCTCCGCAAGCTCGGATACATCGTCGGCGACAACAGCGGCACGATGATGATCACGGGCGCTGGTCTAGAGGCGATCGGGCCTGTCGAACCGTTACCGACCGGCCAGGCGCTTGCGCGCTACTGGATCTGGAACATGAAATTCACGAAGGCTGCACGCGTGATTCTCGAAGCGCTCGTGAAGCATCCGAACGGGATGGACATCAACGCGATCAGTAAAGCGACGAATTACGCCGTGTCCGGTGGATTCAAGAATGCTCTGTCGGAGCTGCGAACCGCAGGGCTGATCACGGGCGCGAACTCTGACACCATGCGAGTCAGTGAGGATCTGTTGTGAATCGCGCTGAAGTGAAGCTGTATATCGTCGTCGATGATTGGCGTGAGGAACATCCGAAGCTGATAACAATGGTCGCGAAGCGAGAGCCAACGCGTTACCGTGTGCTGACACGCCGCGATGCAATCAATTTCGGCACATTTCTGAGACTGGACGATTCAAGAATCGCCTTCGATAAGAAAGAGGCCGTAGCGATCTATCTGAAAAATATTCGCGATGAAGAGCAACAAGCGAAGGCGACACTGGCTCGTGTCGCATGGTTGAAAGCTATCGTTGACAAATGGAAGGTGTGAAGCCGATTCACGTTGACGCGTTGATCGAACGCGCGACGCGCGAACGCCAAACGCGGAAGCGGCGAGAATCTACCCGTCGCATGTATTCGTTCGACGGTTTAATCTCCGTTCGTTGTTTTATGCGTGGCCCGAAGTGGAAACGGACGTTCGGTGTTAGAGAGGTTCCGATCGCTGAAGTAGCTCCGGAGTCGGCGCCGTATCATCGACCTGAACGGAAGCTATTGATCTTTTCGTTAGAAGAGGACGTGCGCGAGCTTGTGTTCGTCGGCCGCGAAGAGATACGGCCAGGCGTTTACGCTGAATGGTGAGGTTCGAATGACTGACGAACAGTTCAAAGACTTCAAGAAGTTTGCATCGGCGGTATCGTGGAGTCTCGGCGCGATCGGTGGCGTGTTGATAGCGATCTTCGTCCTTCTAGCGTGGCGGCTGTGAGTCGCGACTACGAATTTTATCCAACGCCTGATCCGTTCACGCACTGGCTCTTCATGGATCAGATGATTAGTGGTCGGATAGCAGAGCTGGGCGTCGGCGACGGCGCGATCGTTCGAGCTGCGGCGCCGTTCTCTCTAGAGGCGCGCTGGGTCACGAACGATCTCGATCCTCTCTGGCCTGCGGATTATCACATGGACGCGACAGACCCGGCTCTGTATGAGACGATCGGTCCTGTCGATTGGCACGTCGGCAATCCAGCATTCAGCATCGCAGTCGAATCCGTGAACCTCGCGATCGATCACGCGCGAGTCGGCGTCGCGATGCATCTGCGCGCCTCAATTCACGAAGTTCTGAAGTCTGGCATTCGTCGGACCTGGCTGCACGCGCGAACGCCAACGGGCATTCTCTGGCTGCCGCGCTTCGCCTATCAGCGCTCGAAGAAGAGCGGAAAATGGACGCAAGATTCTGTGTGCGCGTGCTGGGTGATTTGGATGAAGGATCCGCGCGCACCGCAGTTCATCCGCTACGCACCTGAGTGGGTGATCGACGATCTGAAGTCGTTCACGACCGCGTATCGTTATCGCATGGACCGGCTCATCGCCGACCGCATGTCACTCCCATCTATATGACGCTCGCAGACATCCGGAACAAGATTGCGTCGAAGGCTCGGCTGAACAAGCGCGGATGCTTGATATGGAACGGCGCGATGTCGCAGTCAGGATGGCGCGGCACGTTCTATCCCGTCATGCGGCTCGGAACGAAAACGGTTCGTCTGAATCGACTCGTGCTGTTACTCAATGATGTCGATGGCCTGGACGCGCTCGATGCGCTCTATGTCATCGCCGAGGCCGCGAAGCTTCGGAACGGAGTCGAGTCATCACACGAGTGCGACGATAGCCGGTGCATCAGGCCGGAACATCTGGCGTGGAAGACTCACGCCTACAACATCAGTGAACAAGTAGCACGCAGAAATGAGAGTAGGCGATGAGTCGAATCAATGAGAAGATGGGCCTACGCCCAGCAGGAAAACGCTCGATGATGAAGCTACCGACAGATAGGGCACAAGCGACGAAAATCACGGCAGCGAAGTGCCAAGCGTGCGAGGCGCGCGGAGCGTTTCTCTCAAAGCTGCGAGGCCGCGAAGGATGGTTCGTATGTTCATGGTGCAATCACGCCTGGGATCCGAATGGCGTAGAGGCGGAAGGCTAATCTAATGACGTTCGATACTGCGTTCGATCGCGTGATCGGAAACGAAGGCGGCTACACGAACGATCCGAAGGATCCAGGTGGAGAGACGAATTGGGGCATCAGTAAACGCAGTTACCCAGGCGTCAACATCAGAGCGCTCACACGTGACGGCGCGAAGCAGATTTACAAAAAAGATTTCTGGGACCGCATCGACGCGAATCATTTCGCTGACGGCGTTGTGTTTCAGGTCTTCGACTTCTCCGTCAACTCCGGAGTCGAAACAGCCGTGCGTTACTTGCAGCGTGCGGTCGGCGTTGCTGATGACGGCCATTGGGGGCCGGTGAGTGCCGCCGCTGCGGCATCGATGAGCGCGTCCGATCTCATCATGCGGTTCAACGGAGAGCGGCTCGATTACATGACGCGCTTGAGCAACTGGCAGAATGACGGGCGAGGATGGGCGCGACGGATCGCGCAAGACTTGCGTTATGGTGCGCAGGACTCGTAAGCAGCGCGCCGTCATGTATGAAGCACGCATCGAAGAGATGAAGAGGATCATTCTTGATTTGCGCTTCATATCCGGAGAGATGGCGATGGCGAATGCGACACGTGACGCGATCGTCCGCAATGTCGATCGGATCGATGAGATCCTCAAAGAAGCACTGCTAAGCAATCCGCCCAAACGATAAGTCACACTCAGTAAGACAGCTACCACTAAACAAAAGAGCCTGTCAAGTAGGCCGGATCGAAAGTGATACTGATTCTCAGTTATCACGAGCGCCGTAGGCGCGAGTGTGAGAGCGCTGGCGTGTTGACAAACGACGTTGCCAGTGATATGCTTGCGCTTCACTAAGCTTAGTGAAGCGCAAGCATATCACTGGCAA